GTTTGGGCAACAATTTGGGTGTGTTATGATTGTGGGGAGATGTTTGATTCAGAATTATGCTGGTCTTTTACTGGTCAATGCTACGAATGTTATCCTAGGCCTGATGAAATGAGGGTTAAGAGTAATCTGTCCTCTGCGACTCATACCAATTGAGTGCTGGATCTATCCATAGCATTGGAAGAGTCATGACTGGACCCAGAATTAGAGCTACCTTTGCTGGGAATTCAGTTAATAGATCCCAATTTATATTTTTAGAGCTAAGATGTGGACCAATATCTAATTCCAATCCGCCATCGAAGACAGTCGGCATGACTCGAACCTTGGATGGCGTGTCTTTGTATGGTAATGTTCTGCCTGGACCAGGACCTGACAATGGAGATTCCCCAGTCGGTAACTCGAAACCAGGATCTACATTGATTCGAATTGAATGGTCAGCTCTCTTGATAGTAAAATCGAAGCTATACGATGGCGGAATTACTTTCTTAGCCAGTGGAGTATTCCGCGGAATGGTAACGTTATCTTCAGCGTCCCCATACTTTGAATACCAAACTAGCAGATTCAAATCAATTCCCCGTTGCTAACTCGTACGATCTCTTTAGTCTCATCATGTACGGAAGTTCACTTTCTTTCATTACATCGACGTTCAGAACAAAAGTGGCTGCTGGAATTGTTAAACGGTCATTATTGGCTGGTGTTGAAACAAAAGCAATGATTCTATAACACCATAACTTCGAAACAGCTGTAGCATTCCCTGAACCAAATCGAACAGTCCTTGAATTCAGCATCATCGTTGGCAATCCCGCAACAGTAGTATTCTGAGCAAACAATCTAAACTGGCCATATATGATTTGAGCACGATCCAATGGTCCCAATGCCATTCCCGGAGCGTTTTGAACTTCTGTAGTCATTCCAGACTTGATAGTAGCCAGGTCAGTTTCAGATAATCTCTCCATCGACACCAGGTCATACATTGCAAATACATCTGGAAGTCCAGAGTATTGATAGATACCAGGATCCTGGACAATAACTGAAATTGGAGCTACAGTTAGATCCTCAAGTTCATATCCAGAGAGATCAATATATGATTCATGATAAGCTAAAGCTTTGTTATTGATACCTCTCCACTGAGTGGTCTCTGAATTATATGGTTTCCAAAACGAAGGATTCGAAGGATTACCATCATCGAAGTAAGTCATGTATCCATGTTCGCTCTGAGTAGTTATGGTTCGAATACCTTCAATCATTTCTTCATCTCCTTTCTTGTTAATGCGTGGGCTTTCTTAGAAAGAGCTCCGAACTTCATGCGCGGATGTGCTTTCTTTAGTTTGGTAAAGTTAGATCCATACTTCTTCTGATATGGTGAAACCTTCCTGGACATACCTGGAGCTTTACGTGCAGCTTGTCTTTTTGCAATGCTAGCATCCTGTTTTGCATTAGGCATACGAGGTTTCGAGATTCTTTTCCAGTCATCAACAGAGTCCATGTTGCCTTCTTCCACTTCAGCCAGAGCAACCATTGCTCCTCTATTGTAACCTTCAGCATAGCCAGCCTCATAGGATCGTGTGCAATTATCCGCCATATCATCTACTCCGTGTATAACTAGCCGTAGTAATCGCAATTATTATTGCTTCCGCTTTCGCACGTAGAACTTTGTCTCTACTGAATGTTCTAACTCTTGCAGCTTGTCTGACTAGAATACGATCTGATTTAGAAGAACAACCTTGAGGATGAGCACAATCACGATCGTGGTTTTTACACGCACAGTCAAGTCTATCCACACACGGAACGTTCCAGTCGACTCGTTTGTCGGCTGCTGCGTATGGTTTTCCTCCGGTCCAGTTTGGTCCGCAGTAGTTACCATGAATCTTAACCATCAGTTATCACTAGCAGTGCTCTGGATCGCAATTGCCATCCAGTCTTTAGTAGAGAGTTTAACGACTCGGCATCGAACACGTGCAGTTACACTTACAATTTGAGCTCCTGTACTGTTTGCGTTGTTACCAGCTACAAGATATAGTGTGTCATTTACTACGAGGAATGCCTCTGAAAGACTTGTAGGTCCGAAGTTATCTGGATACATATCGGAATTATGGGATAGAACGTTACCTGAAAAGTCAATGTTCAAACATCCACTTGCAACCAGGGAATGGTCATCTGCCAAAAGTAGTACGGATTGAGGATTTAGATCGGTGAGCTGTACAGAGATTGCTCCGTCGCCTACCATTAATTCATTGCCAGAACCAGCACCATCTGCGGTTTGGTAGATGAAATCAACCGATTCAATTGCGATCGCTTGTCCGGTTGGCACATTTACATATGCACCCAGGTCAATTGTTGATTGTCCTCTAGTGCCCGCACCAGAACTTGCTGCTAAATCTACTCTTTCGGTCAGGTAAAAACTGCCTGTCTTTGCTGTTGCCATGTCGCCTGCTACACTGAAGCGGTGTATAAACTACACTCCCGGATTAATCTTCTCGACGAAGTCGACCCGAACACATCCACCATCCCCACCCCACCCTCCCGAATAGTATAGACCTCCCTAATAGTCCCTAGGGAAAATCAAAACCTCCCTACCTTGATCCAGGCATACGTACGTATAAATGGGTGAATATGGTGGGATAGCACGGAGGGTATAGACAAAATGAGACCAATAACAATCAGTTTAGATAGCGCAACATGGGAATTAGCCAAGGATAGAAACGTTACCAAGGGTAACTTTTCAGCATGGGTACGGGATAAGTTACGTTCTGAACGTAATCAGATTCCAATACACCAGGAAATGAAGCAATTAATCAAAGATTTAGATCTAATGACTAAGCAAAGCGATCTGTGGTGGACTATGTTGATGAAAGAACGAGGTGAAGAAGAATGACTTCGAACTTTTATCATGTTCCACATGGAGTTTGGGCAACAATTTGGGTGTGTTATGATTGTGGGGAGATGTTTGATTCAGAATTATGCTGGTCTTTTACTGGTCAATGCTACGAATGTTATCCTAGGCCTGATGAAATGAGGGTTAAGAGT